AATCTCTTGCCCGAAAGGTAGAACTTCCTGAGATAACTGTGCCGTCTTAACTTCGTGGAATCCGTCGGCAACTCTCTGCCCCGTCTTAGCTTTTGCCGGGTAGACTCCACCTACTAAAACTTCCGTTTGATTATACTGGTCGAAATTTAATACTGAGGGATCTGCAAACGTTTGAGGAATTCCATGCTCGATAGTCTGTAAAGTAAGGGAGATTATTTCGTTCGTAATATCTTGGACGCTAGTGAGAGACTGAGCAAGAGGCTGAGTATGAATAAAGTCAGCTAAAGGATTCTTCGTTGAAGTCCAATGATCATCTAGACTTTCGTTAAACGCTTCAACAATTTCATTCTGAATCCGGATTACCTTGCATCCGTCCGGAAACTTAGCCTTTAATTCAGCAACGTCTTTTTCTTCTGAAATGTAGTGATAGGCACTAGGTCGAAGCCACAGGTTTCTAACTGTAATTGTGTTAGTTGGATACTCGCCAAGATATTGTGTAGATACACGTCCCTGTCTTTCGTAGGGATCATGAACTCCATCCTCACCGGGTCCAATTCGTTTGAGGAATTCAGCATCCTCACCTTTAAGATGCTGGTATCGCTCTCTGATATTAACATAATTTGTCTCGTAGGAGTATTCCAAATATGGCGAATCAGCGAGCGTGACAATATAAGACGGGACTTTTACAAAAAGACCACCGTAGACTTCAATACAAATTCGAGACTTTGCTTTTGTTTTCATCCCGATTAATCTCGGGACGATAAGCGTTGATTTCTGTAGTTCCGGGTCCAGCATTGCAGAGCACTGCGGGCAAACAATCTCTCCTTCATAAATTAATGCATGAAGGGCTGCATCTGCCGTATCCGGGTCGAACTCATCTATTTCTCGGCCGATAAACTGTTCATCGACGTTCCCACCGCATTCCGGGCAAACTCTTGCCTCAACATTTTCATCTTTGTATTCCGGCTCCTCATACGTTCCATACTTCTCATCTTCCTTCGCATAGTTGTATGAGAAGATTGTTCCCTCAGTGCAAAGAATGTAGAGAGCGTGGAGCCAGAGGAGGTCCGCATTATTATGTTTCCGGCACAGGGCTGAGATTTTATCCCCCGCCTTAGCCGTTGAAACATCTGCCGGATTATCTGCATCATCCGGGGAACACTTAATCGTTGGGATTGTTACTGAGAGGGCTGCGATAATTGATTCGAGATATGCTTTTAGGACGTTAACCCGTTTGTCGTAATAGGATGCATCACCGTATTCGGAGTCCGAGCCTTGCTGACCGAGAACTTGCCAGTTGGAGGCGACACCTGACCACCAGATGTTATTGAGTCCGTCCCAATAATACTTGAACATCTTCCATTGTCTAATTTGCCTCTCTCGGACATACGTATCCTCTACACGGATAAGGTCCGAAATAGTCTTTAGACTCGTTTTCAGTTCGGGAGTCAGAGTATTATTTGGCATTTCCTGAACTATTTGCCCGAACTCGGGCCTACCTGAAACGGCGACTTCGTTTTCGGCTTCGGAAACTGAATCGGCTTACTTGAATATTTTTTAGTGAAAATACTAGGAAGTTCTAAACTTTTATAACTGTAATCATCATAAGCTGGATGGGCACGGTCTAAAAAAGTTTGATATTTAGGGTCCATAACTAAATCTCTTAACATTCCTTTATGTATAGGACGATCATAAAAAATCTTTTCTCCCTGAAACTCGGTTGCTTCTGGATTTAAAGTTACTTCTGGAGGATTATACTTATCCCTCCATTTTTCAAACTTTGGATCCTGCTTAGCCGCGAAGGCGTCCGCTTCAATTTCAAAAGGATTTCTATGATAGCCTACAACGTCATTAAGATTATCATATGCTTCTTCCAGTTTAGGCTCTGTAATCGCTTGAACTGTGTGGCCTAATTCGTGAAATCCTGTATTAGTAGTTGCATCTCCACGAAGGCCAATTTCTGAAAGTTTTGGATCTATTGGAGAAGTATTATTAATTCCTACTGCAAACCTTGCATCCCGAGCATTCATTGGCTTAATTTTAGTATTATGTGCCAGAGTCCTAGGATACCGTTCCAGCATGTAAGTTGCCCAATCGGGAAACCAATCAGGCATCTTACTTAAATTAATACCTTCTAACATCTTCTTAGAAGCCTGACGAAGTTTCGGAAGATTCTTACCTCCCCCGTAAGCAACGGCTACTCCCGGCCCAACAACATCTAGTAATCCGTTTCCAATTAATGCTCCAGCCTTACCCGCTCCAGTCTGAAGATACTTTTCCCCCTCCTCTTTTGGAGTGAAGGGTCCAACGTTGAGGAATCCCCCGGCAAATTCTGAAGCTGGATTAAGTGCGTAACGGTCAAGAAGATCGATTAACTTTCTTTTGAATGGACTAAGATTCTTTCTCTGCTCTTCTCGAATCTGTTCATCGGTTTTAGCAGGCGGTCCTCCTTTTGTCCGCGAAGCGGACGGGCCGACGAAGAAGGGAGATTTCTGAGCAGGCACCTTTAATTCGCCTTAGCAAACTGACTCTTTTTCCCTTTAGGAGTTTCCAGCAAGAATTTCTTGGCAACCTCTGGGGAGGGGCCAATCTTATGAAGATTCCCCTTCTTTCCCTTCTTAGCTGCCTGCATTAGCTTGAATTGTTCCTTAGATTTAATTGGCATCAGCGTCTCTTTTTCTTTTCGGATTTTAGCTCTATATCTCCGGGCTCTCGATACTTTCCAGGCATAATCTTACGGACTTCATCCCTAGCATGTTGTCTAGATTCGGGAGATTCTTTTAGACCATATCCGATGTAATGCTTGTTACCAATACCTTGAGTATCCGGGAGAAAAGTAGATAAATCCTTTCCGAGTTTTTTTCCATCAACGGAAGTCAACTCGGTAGATTTCTTCTCGGTTGGGCCGACTTTAAAGAGCGGCTTCTTCTTTTCCGGCATCCTCGCTCCTCTCGTCGCTCGGCTGATTTAGGCCTACTTGTTTCTCAAGATTCTCGATTGAATTCTTTGCCCGGATTATTTCTTCCATCTTGATCCTGTCCTTCTTTTCCAATTCTTGCCGGATTACGGACCAAGGCTTGTATTTCGACTGAATCGGCTGCTGAGTAAGTTCTTGAAGCGGCGCGCTCGCCACAGGCCGATTAATTTCCAGCAACTGTTGTAATATCCGGGATTTCTCAGCGCGCTCTTGCTCAACCATTAATCGTAAATGGTCACATGAGAGGCAAACTTTCGGCTCGTATTCCAATCGGAACAGTTTAAAAAGAAATTGCCAGAACATTATTTTTAATTCCTGGCGCGCGAAGCGCGACGATGATACCGAGAAACGCCGAAGGGTCTCACATCACTTTCAATCTTCTTCATCTGCATGTAGAAAGTTGTCATATCCTGATGTTTCTGAAAGTTTTGAATTACTGCTTCTCTTTTGTCGATAATGTCTAGAGTAACGGTTGCATTCTCGAAGTATTGATCTGCTGCGTCTACTAGATAACGGACGGTATCATACGGATCATCATCTTCGAATTCTGCAACATCTTCCGCCTGTATCCCATCCTTCGCTTTTGCGTAGACGCAGGATTTAATTGCTGTGACTAGTAATACACATTCTTTAAATATTTGAAGTTTCGGAAGATTCGATTCCTTTTCTTCTTCTTCGAATAGTGAGAGATAAGCCTTGTATTCCGCTTCGCCTTTATTCCTTAAGATCCACTGCGAATACGGCTCATCGAATTCAACTCGATCCTTCTCTGGTATTACCTTCTGAGTGAATCTAAGGTATTCATGAAGTAGTTGTTTACCCGAGATTCTAGAGCCGGGAGAATGATTAGCCGTATCAACAGGACACTCAAGGGCATCCATAATCTGTTGAAGGATCGTATGCTCCTGTCCCCTATCCTGCGCGACCGACTTACAGAAAACTATTCGCTGCGGCTTCTCTTTCTCAATGTAATACTTAACTTCGGGTGCCCACTCCTCAATCTTCGTCCGCCTCCAAGCTAGCTCCCGGTAAACGTAAACTCGTTTAGTTGGTGCAATTGCTGCGAATAACACGTAGGTCATCGCTGCGAATCCCCAGTCACCGACTACAAGGCGGGGCCACCAATCAGGAATATCGAATGAATTGATTACATGCAGTGCATTCTCAGGTTCATCCGGATATCTTCTATCCCTGAATTCTTCGAATACTTGGCCTAGATAGGCATCGAACGATCCGTATAACTTCGCATTCTTTTCAGCTTCAGGTAATGCTGAAAGGGAATTCTTGTATTCCGGGTCGATATGAGGATTATCGGCCTGTGTTGCGTGGATGAAGATTCTCTTGATTCCACCCTTTCCAATAATAATCTTACTTCCTCGGGGCGCTGGATCAATGAATCTCTTTTTAACCCAACCATGTCCGATATTTCCTGGCATTCCGGCTGCCCTGATGATGGCCGGTAAGCTTTTATCTGAGGTCCTAACACGTTGAAAGGCTAGGTATTCATAGATCCATCGAGTGAAGGAAGTCAGCTCATCGGGGGAGAAAAGGTTAATTTCCATCGAGTCATACTTGTGAACGTCATCCTCATGTTCACAATGACCAAGATAGATTATCGCCCCCTGATTTCCTAATCCAGTTCCACCTGCCTGATCTGGCCTAGGGAATGTCCAAGCCATATCGGATTTATTGAACGATGCGCCAAATCTTCGATAAATCTCTCTTGAGCGCGGGACAATTTCATTCCTAAGCTCCGGAAATGTTCGACGCATAAACACTTGCTTGAATCTCGGGTGTTCATGCCATTTCCAAACAAGTGGATAATACAGAAGAACGTCTGATTTTCCACTTCCCGCCCCTCCTCCATAGAATGCCTCCTTGATAGTTAGAGGCAGGGCTAGAAAAGGTTCCTGCTTGACATTAGGACGCCAGCCTGCATCCTTTTCAAGTAGTTCTATTTCTTTTGCCATCGCTCACTGCAAGTTCTCTCACAGCACTCGCTGCGCGAGCCAAGAATCTCGAACACGCTAAGCAATAACGACAGTCTTAGCCGGAACGTTAGTTACAACAGTTGATGCCGCAGTGAGGGCAAACTGAAGTGGATTGGGATTGCCGAGTATAAAGAGTCTAACAACCATATCCACCCAGTTGTAGTCAATTGCATAAACGTTGGGAATAACCGCTGCAGTGACTACCATACCGGGGCCG